ACACCAGCGCCGACACCAGCACCAAAATACACTTATGATACTTGGCCTGTTCATTTTGAGAAAGGTCAAACATCATACCGTGTAGTTGTGTATAATGAAAACCATGTTATCGTAGAAGAACGTATGTTCAATAGCGTAGAAATGGCACAGCTTTATATAGACAAGCAAACAAACAAGTAAAAAATCATGAAAGAATATAAAGGAATCAATATCGATCTGTCTAGGGATAATCTATTTGATAAATTGGGATTACAAAGACTAAAAGAAAGTTATATGCGAGATGAGGAAACAAGTCCTCAGGAAAGATTTGCCTATGTAAGTCATGCATTCGGCTCTAACCCAGAACATGCACAACGCTTATATGATTATAGTAGCAAACATTGGTTATCATACTCTACACCTATTTTGTCTTTTGGCAAAAGTAAAAGAGGGATGCCTATTAGTTGTTTTTTAAATTATATAAATGATACATCAGAGGGATTGGTAGAAAACTTATCAGAAACAAACTGGTTAAGTATGTTAGGTGGCGGTGTAGGTATTGGCTTTGGCATACGTTCAAGTGATGCTAAGTCTACAGGAGTTATGCCACACTTAAAAACATATGATGCAAGTTCATTAGCATACAGACAGGGTAAAACAAGACGTGGGTCATACGCTGCCTATTTAGATATATCTCATCCAGATATTCTTATGTTTTTAGAAATGAGAAAACCAACAGGCGACCCGAACATGAGAGCCCTTAATTTACATCACGGCATTAATATTAGTGATAGGTTTATGGAAATCATTGAGAGATGTATGGTAGACCCAGATGCAGATGATGGTTGGAACTTAATTGACCCTAACTCAGGACTGATTAAAGATACGGTTTCTGCTAAAAAATTGTGGCAGAAAATTTTAGAACTTAGAATGGAAACAGGCGAGCCCTATATACATTTTATTGATACAAGTAATAAACATTTACCAGAATTTCAAAAGAAATTAGGATTAAAAATACATCAGTCTAACTTATGTTCTGAAATTATATTACCGACCAATAAAGATAGAACAGCAGTATGTTGTTTATCCTCAGTCAATTTAGAATACTATGATGCTTGGTCTAAGGACCCAATGTTTTTAAGAGACATGGCAGAAATGTTAGACAACGTATTAGAATATTTTATTAAGAATGCCCCTAAAACTGTAGGTAGAGCTATTTACTCTGCCAAACGTGAAAGGAGTATAGGTATTGGAGCATTAGGATTTCATGCCTATCTACAAAGAAAAGGTATTCCGTGGGAAGGCATTATAGCCCAAGGAACAAACGAACGTATGTTCAAACTTATCAGGAGTAAACTAAATTATGCAAACATTGAACTCGGAAAAGAAAGAGGAGAAGCACTTGACGCTAAAGGCACAGGTCAAAGATTTAGCCACATCATGGCTATTGCTCCCAATGCTTCTAGTAGTATTATTATGGGAAACACTAGCCCTAGTATTGAGCCTTATAGAGCTAATGCCTATAGACAAGACACGCTTAGTGGCTCGCATCTCAATAAAAATAGATACTTGGATGATCTTATTAAAAGCAAAGTGGCTGACAACAAAAAATTGGATTATGATGAAATTTGGTCGTCAATCATAGCTAATGATGGTTCTGTTCAACATCTAAAAATATTAACAGATGATGAGAAAGATATATTTAAAACATCAATGGAAATTGACCAACGTTGGTTAATACAACACGCAGCCGACAGACAACAATATATTGACCAGGCACAAAGTTTAAATTTATTTTTTAGACCTGATGCAAATATTAAATATATTCATGCCGTTCATTTTAAGGCATGGAAATCTGGATTAAAGACATTATATTATTGCCGTTCAGAAAAATTAGGCAAAGCTGATAAAGTGTCCAATCGAATAGAAAGAGATATAATTAAAGAATTAGACATGACTGCACTCGTTAATAACGACGACTGCCTGGCGTGTGAAGGATAACAGAAATATGAACACAAAATTAAAATTACAGGATGAAAGGGATTATTTTAAACCATTCAATTACGCCTGGGCATATGATGCCTGGTTAAAACATGAGCAATCACATTGGCTTCATACAGAAGTTCCTATGGCTGAGGATGTAAAAGATTGGAATAATAAAATATCAAAAGCAGAACAAGGATTTTTAACAAACATCTTTAGATTCTTTACACAAGGAGATATAGATGTGGCAGGAGGATATGTAAAAAATTATTTACCCTATTTTCCACAACCAGAAATTCGTATGATGTTATCTGGTTTTGCAGCTAGAGAAGCATTACACGTAGCAGCCTATTCTCATCTCATAGAGACTTTAGGAATGCCTGAGAGCACCTACAATGAGTTTCTAGAGTATGATGCGATGAAAGATAAACATGAATACTTTCTTAACCTTAGCAGTAAGAATGGGACTAAGGAATCTATTGCTACAAACATAGCAGCCTTTTCAGCATTTACTGAAGGTATGCAGTTGTTTAGTTCTTTTATTATGCTACTAAACTTTCCAAGACATGGTAAGATGAAAGGCATGGGACAAATTGTTACATGGTCTATTGTAGATGAAACAATGCACGCAGAGTCTATGATTAAATTGTTTAGAGAATACATAAAAGAAAACTTGGAAATATGGAATGACAAAACAAAGGGAGACATTTACACGATTGCAGAACAAATGGTAGAGCTTGAAGATAAATTTATTGACCTAGCATTTGCTATGGGTCCAATGGAAAACTTAACACCGGAAGATGTTAAGAAATACATTAGATATATTTGTGATAGACGTCTTATTAGTTTAGGCCTAAAAGGTATATTTAAAGTGAAAAAGAATCCTTTGCTTTGGGTGGAGGAAATGATTAATGCTCCTACTCATACAAACTTCTTTGAGAACAGAGCAACTGATTATGCTAGAGGTGCTACTACAGGAGATTGGGGTGAAATATGGGCATAGAAAAAACTAAAAAAATAGAATGTGTATCATGTGAGGCAGTATTTACTGTAACATATGAGGATTTAAGTGATTATTATAAACCTTCATTCTGTGCCTTTTGTGGTGAAGAAATAGAACACGAAGAAGAGTTAGACTTTGTAGATGACCTTGAAGAAGAAGATTAAGGAATCTAAAGGACTAAAAAAGAAGTTCGGGGATAAACCTAAAATCAAACCTATAAATAAAGATGAAGCATTTGAAAGAATGTGGAATGATAAAGATATTATAGGAAGTGATACATATGGTCAAGAAGAAGAAAAAGGAACCTCAAGTTCATAGAGTTTACTGCACATACTTTCCAAACGGAAATTACTACATAGGATATTCTGGCAAGCCAGAAAGATTATATGAAAAATATTATGGTAGTTCTAAATACGTAAAAGAATACGAGGGTGAGCTCGAAAAAGAAACAATAGCAGAGTTCGATAGGAAAGGTTGGGCTAAAATGCAGGAGTTTCTTCTCCAATGGCAACAACGTAAAGACCCTAAGTGTTTAAATTCTATGTTAAATATAAGATTAAATAAGGAACCATTAGCAGACTTTGAACCTAAAAAATGGTCTCCTAGGAGATAAATAACATATGACCTTTATTCTATTATTAATTTTTTCAGCATTAGCAGTATCATCTGTTGCTGCCTATTTTTCTATTGTCGGATTAATGACAATTTTCCCGGCAGCTGCCATTGCAATTCTAAGCATGGGTATAGCATTAGAAGTAGCAAAACTTGTAACGGCATCATGGCTATATAGATATTGGGAAACAACCGGCACTCTAATGAAGATGTATTTTGTGCCAGCAGTATTAGTTCTTTCTCTTATTACATCAATAGGTATATTTGGCTTTTTATCAAGAGCTCACATTGACCAGGAGTCTGTGGGTGTAAACAAAGACTTGAACATAGAAGTTATAGAGTTTAGATTAGAAGCAGAAACAAGTAAGTTACGAAATGCTCAAACTAGAATAGCAGGTTTAGATGATACACTTGCTACATCATTGGGCAAAGATAAAAACTATGTAAACAGAACACAGCGAGAAGAACGTTTAGAATTAAATACACAAATAGACGAAGCAGTAGCAAACATAGATACCTTAAACTTAGAACTTTTACCATTACGTAGAGAGATTGCAGAAATAGATGCAGAGTTAGGTCCTATTAAATACATCTCAGAATTATTTTACGGTAAGGCTACAAAAGAAAGTGTGGACAAAGCAGTAAGAATTATTATTCTTTTATTGATATTTGTTTTTGACCCACTTGCTATTCTATTGGTCATAGCAGCCAACAAGGCATGGTTAGAGCGTAGAGGCGAAGTTATATCTTTTACAAAAATGAGAGACGAAGCAGTTGACATAGTTGAAGAAGAAAGTTTAACAGGATTTTCATATCCTGAACCAGCCAGTGCAGTAGACGATGCAGCTGAAGCTATGGCAGGAAATTTAAAAAAGCCAGACGACTTAGTTACAACTCAAAATGAAGATTGGGTTACATTAAAATACGGACAAATTAAACAAGCAATAAAACACAATGACCTTAAATGGTTAATAGATAAAAAAAGAAATAATAAATGATAGAGATAACAGATGAGGCATTGGCTAAAGCAATTCAGAAATCGCAGGATGATGGCAGAAGTATTATCCGTGTGGGTGTTACTGGTGGCGGGTGTGCTGGCTTTGAGTATATTTTTAAATTTGATGAGGCTACTGATTCAGATTATATTGTAGATTACAATAAAATAAAATTTGCGATAGACCCAGAGTCCAAACCATACATTGAAGGTTCAACTATAGCATGGGAGCAATTCGGTTTGAATGAACAATTTAAAATTATTAATCCAAAGGAACAATCAGCCTGTGGATGTGGAGTGAGTATACAATTTGATGAAAACAAAATACGATAGAATTAAGCCAAGCAAAGTAGCAAAACAAATTATAAGATGGTCTAAAGATTACATAGAAAAATCAGGTCATAAAGGTTTTGTAGTAGGCATATCAGGCGGTATAGACTCTGCTCTTACAGCTAATCTAATCGCGATGACTGACAAACCTGTTCAACTGTTATACTTACCCATAAAGGAACAAGGCAGTGAACGAGAACGAGCCTACGCTGTCGGTGAGCAACTAGAATCCATTTACGAGAACGTTACATTTAAAGAGATTAATCTTATACGTATTTTTATGGAGTTTCAAAACAAGTTTTATGAATTTGACAATGAGTTAGCATTTGCCAATACAAAGTCAAGAATAAGAATGACTGCATTGTATCAAGTGGCACAGGACTTAGGTTACTTGGTAGCAGGCACAGGCAATAAAGTAGAAGACTTTGGTATAGGGTTCTTTACAAAGTATGGTGATGGTGGAGTTGATATAAGTCCCATTGCTGACCTTACAAAGTCAGAAGTTTATATAATGGCTAAAGATGTATTTGGCAACATACCCGAAAGTGTTCAAGTAGCACCACCAAGTGATGGACTATGGGACGATAGAAGAAACGACGAAGACCAAATAGGGGCTACATATCAAGAATTAGAAAAGGCAATGACAGGCGAAACACCATCAACAGATAGAGAGCGCGAAGTTATAAAAATTTATGAGGACTTACATAATAAAAATAAACACAAGATGGGCACGGTGCCTTACTGTAAAATAAAATATGCTAAGTAATTTAATACATACTGACTATCCTATTGATATGGAAAGAATACTTGCTGATGCTGAGGTTGCTAGTAAGGATAAAGAAGCATATACAGATGACAGGTATGAGAATAAACCTATGCATGGGTGGGACATATGTAGATATACAAGTCCATACATAGAACAAATAGTAAATGACTTTAGCTTTGAAAAGGTAAAGACTAGTTTTTATTGGCAAGGTCCTAATGTTTTACTCCCACCACATATAGATTATGGTTCGACCGTTACGTTAAATTTTGTCTTGACAGATGAGCCAGCCCCTATTACAATAGATGGTGTAGAATATTACTACAAACAAGGATTAATAAATAGCGGTATTAAACATTGGGTTCAGAATAAAGAGGAACCTAGATTAATATTAAAAATAACAGTTTACGATAAAACTTTTGAGGAAGTAGCAGAAAATTTAAAATGGGTAAAATAACATTTGAGGTAATTAGAGATTAATGTATAAGTGTTTTATCTGCGGAAAGTCTATTGTGGCAGAGGCTGTAAAATATTTTACAGCAGACCAAACAAAAATATTCTGTGGTCCTGAATGTAGTTTAAAGCATTATCAGAGTTTAAAGGAGAATAAAGATGGCAAGCAAAAGTAGCAACAAAAGAAAAACAATAGTATACATGATACCTGAAGGTGAGACTAGAGATAGCCACACTTATCATTATACTGCTGTTAAAACAAAAACACTAATACAGGAAAATAGAAAACTCAGGTTTAAGAAGTTTAATCCTGTTAAACAAATACATGAATATTTCATAGAAGCAAAATTACCTAAACATCAAAAATAATGGCAAAAAAAGTAACAAAGCGTATGACATTGGCACAGCTTAAGGAAAAGTTGTCAAATCCTGTCGCACGTAAGGTTACACCATCTCATGCTATATCAAAAGTTCACAGAGACAAAAGTAAATACAAAAGAGAAAAGATTGAATCATATGAATAAAAAATATACAGACGCCACACCGAAGCAACAGCAAGAATGGTTTGAAGAGGATTTCTTTATGAAAGGAGACTTTGATGTTATGATAATGTTCGTAGTTATCCCAGCTATCATTCAGATAACGTGTTTAGGCCTGATGTTAAGTGTGTTTTGGTTGAACTCTAAATTATTCTAATGCGATTTCATCATATTGCTAAATTACTCATAGGTTCTGGTAAGGAAGAAAAGTTTAATCCAACTCCTTCCAACATATTATTAACAGCATTCTTATTAGCACTTGCCTTCTTAGGTTCCATATTTTCATTAATTTTTATAACCAGCCTAATAATTAAATAATCATTTTGGTCATCTAGTCTATTGACAAAGGGCCTCCACGAAGTTAATATATACTATATGAAACTAAAAGGAGACCTTAAATGGCAAAACGAAAACAACAAGACCCTTCTGTATTTGAAAGGAAAAAAATTAGACGCCCACGTAAACCTATGTCTGAGGAACAAAAACAGGCAGCAATCGAGAGACTAGCAAAAGCTAGAGAAAAAAGAGCTAAAGAAAACCCACCGCAATATAAGAACATACATCCTACAGTTCTAGCAAAAGATGAGGATGATATGCTAGCCTTTGAAAAGGTAAGAAATTGGATTAAATCCCAGAAAGAAGAACTATCAGCCTGTAGGCAAGAGATACGAACCAATGTAAAAGGCTCTATTGCTAAAGCTGCCTCGATACAAGGTTACATAAAAAATATGGAAACCTATTTGAGGTCAGGTGATTGGATAGATGGTTATTGGGGCGAACACAGGCAAAATAAAACAACCTTTAATTGTATAGCAATGGCATTTCACGATGACGGTTCACCTAAAAGAGAAAGATACACCTATTATCCTGATATAGGAAAAATATGGGAAGGCGAAACTGAGGATGAACTTAGGGCTATGGGCTTGAACCCGAGAGTGGGTAAGGTTAGGGCATCATGATATTAGTAGACTTTAACCAAACAGCTATATCTACTTTTATGGCTGAGACAAAAGGTAGAAACGACATTGAAGTAAATGTCCCACTACTTAGGCACATGATTATAAATGCTATACGTTCTTACAAAAAGAAGTTTGGCAATGAGTTTGGTGAGATTGTAATAGCCTGTGATAACAGATACTATTGGAGACGAACTGTATATCCTCATTACAAGGCAGCACGTAAGAAAGCACGTGAGGATAGTGGACATGATTGGCATAGCATATTTGAAGCTTTACATGCTATACGACAGGAACTAGATGAGTATTTTCCTTATCCTGTTATTGATGTCGAAGGTGCAGAAGCAGATGATGTTATAGGTGCACTTGCAGAATATTCACAAACACAAGGAGAAACTGTAGGCCTGTTTAATGACGTAGAGCCTGAGCCCTTCTTAATTATAAGTAGTGACCACGACTTTAGGCAATTACAAAAGTTTTCTAACGTTAAGCAATTTAGTCCTATGAAGAAAGGCTGGGTTAAAATAGATTGTAGTCCTGAACAAATACTTACAGAACATATTATTAAAGGTGATAAAGGTGACGGCATACCTAATATACTATCGCCTGATAACTGTTTTGTAGATGGTATTAGACAAAAACCTATACGTAAAGTTCTATTAGATGAATGGAAAACAAAACAACCCGATGAATGGGTAACATCTGATATGGCAGCTAACTATAATAGAAATAGTGAGTTAGTTGATTTGGCTAAAACACCAAATGAGATTAAAGAAAACATTATAAATAGTTACGAAAAACAACAAGGGCAGGACAAATCACAACTGCTCAATTATTTTATTAAATATCGTATGAAGAATATGATTGATGTCTTGGAGGACTTTTAATTATGGAAAACGTGGTAAAAATTCAAGAGGGCCCATTTACAAAGGCCTTTCCTAATAACGAAGAAGATACAGTAAACGTATTAACAAGAGAAATCATTACACATCGAATCGTTGATGGTTGGTTAACTGAAGAACGCATTATGAGAACTTACAGTAAAACAAACCCTAATGATTATGGCGATACAACAACTGTAAAAAGAATAGTGAAGGTAAAAGATGACTCGTAAATTTAGACAAGCAAACGAAGGCTTTGATTGGGTTTTTGAAGGCAAGGACAAAGCAGAGCAAATCACACGTCTAAAAGAATGGGCATCGAATAATCAAACCGTTGTAAAGATGGTTAGATGGGGCGTTGGTGCAGATAAAGAAGAATGGAATCTACCTGAAGGTATGCCCACTACAGCAAAGTTACAAGAAGATATGCCGGACGGAATGGGTGATACAACTATTCAAATGGAATGGCGTAGGATTTCTACTTTCACAGACCCTAATAGTAATTTAAATAACGTGCCTCAATGGAAACGTGAAATGAATTGGTTACAAATACTAGAAGGATTACATCATAAGGAAGCCAAAGTCCTAACTGCGGTAAAAGATAGAACTTTACTTACACTTTACCCTTTGGAACCCCTACTAAAAGACATCGGTATTACTGAATACGATAAACCTAAAAAGAAAACAACTAGGAAGAAAAAATGAGACATATGATATTAGCTGCATTGGCAGAAAAGTATAGAGCATTAATCACTACTCATCAAACAAATCTAGAAATACATTTTAAACATCCAACAGGAGTGGCTGAACACATAGACCATTTAGAAACTGTGGAGAAAGAGTTAGAGAAAATTGCCCATTACAGAGACCTATTAAAAGAGGTCGAAAAGTTAATGAAAACCGTTCCTTTAAGAACTCTGACAGAAGATTAATCTTTTAGAACATCAACACGATAAGGGTCAAAGAAGCGACCCCTTTGATATCCTTCTGGGATAGGTTTGTCAGCATCCACAAAATACATACCATCAGGATTACATATCCACATCTTTTTATTACGCTTGTAGGCAGCTAGTCTAATCTTTTCTATTGTTTCTGGATTGTGCTTACGACCATACATCGGATTAAATTCACCACGTCTTGTCCCGGTCATTGTTTTAGATACCTTATCTCTAAACTCTTGTGACCTACCATTCTTAACAGCTGGATGATTTTTGCCTAGTTTCTTTTGCCTCATAATCTCTCTACCTTCAGGCGTATGCCAGGCTGTTCTATCTCGGCATTTGTCTACAATAATTAGATTATTTTTGTTCTGTGTGATTAAGTGTTCGCGAATAGACTCCACTCTAGAGTTCTGTATGATAAGCTCTCTCGGCTTTGGAACTAATTGAATGTTATTATTATCTACTACCCAGAACTCTTCCTTCCAGCCAGTAGTCTTAAATAAGAAAAATTTGGTCGCTCTTTGCATAATAATTAATGTTGTATTTTTTATTTATAATGCTTGACAAAGTGTCTAAAAACGGTTATAATAGTGGTATGTTAAACAATAATATAGGAAACAAAATGAACACATTATATAGTAAACCACAAAGCGAGAACAAATTTGTAGAAGGAGTTAATACCAGAGGTAGTCTAACTTGTTATTACAACGATGATAGAGAAGGCGTAATAATTAAACTTTCAGCACTTGAAGAAATGTGGTATACACACGAAGCAAACATTGACCACCCTGTAGGTTCAGAACATCCAGTAAGTATAAATGTTCCTCACATGACGTTAATGAGAGACAGAGTTTTTGATAGTGTTTTACACAGAACTGGTATAAACATTAAAGATTTTGATGGAGTGATACACGCTTCATCTTTTGGAGGAGTAGCATAATGCAAACATTAGTAATTAACACCCAATATAAAGAGAACTATGGAGCCCATGATTGGGATGGCAAGGGAGAGTGTCCTCAGTATTGGAAGTTCAAAGGTGGCGAGACTTATTTCGTTGATGGTATTGACCTGAACGATGTCCCAGGAATTGTGGATGAGCTCGACAACTTCATTAGCTATGAGTGCGATGGCTCCCAGGAATATATCATTGACTGGGAAGTTAGAGATATTGCTAATGATGGGCAAGGCCCAATATGCGAAAGCTGGGAGATTCCAGTAGAGTTCTACAAGAAGAACGGCACGTGGCATTGCAGAACAAACTACACACCAGACGACGAGTGCTACTGGAACCCTAAGATTATCAGTAGAGCTCAGCAATGGGTCCCACTTCCTAATGGCGAAAGGTCACACTTCGCCCAACAATACAAAACGGCTAGTGGTTGGTTTGACCAAGACGACCCGCAACTTAGAGCGGAGGTAGCATGAAAAAATTAATATGCTTGACAGTTATTTTTTTAACTGCCTGTGGTGGCGGTGGCGGT